GTGTCGCCAGTAGCGTCAGCACCTGTCTGTGAAGGACCGCACATTAGTAAAGATATATCAACTGATTCTGTATCAGAAAATTTCTCATATGCAGTTGCAATCTCAGCGTTAGTAGCAGCAAAGTCATCTGTACCACTTGAAAGTGAATAAGATTTCACAACAAATGCATCTCCAGCAGCGTTATCAAAAGTTGTGCCTGTCTTAGCACTACCGCCGTTTGCAAGTGTAGTTTCATGGTCCATAACATACACATACTTTGATTGTGCATAAATTACATCAGCATAATAGTTACTTGAGCCAGTAGATGTTTTAGCATCTGAAGCCTGTGAAACGCCTTCAAATGTTTCTAAGATTGTTCCAGCAGTTCCTGTGATACCGCCATCTTCATCTAAAACGACAATATGCATTTCATCTAGTGAACCGCCAGCAGCTGATACATCATCAGATGTTGTTGGTGGACTAGAAAATTGAAAATAATATTCCCAATGTCTTAGTACTTTAGCGTTGTCAACAACAGCGTGTCTAAGACCGCCTGTTTCTGTTTTACCAGTTTGAGTATTGAATCTTGCAATTGTTAGAACATGTGTATTGATTGCAGTTATTTTATAGTAATGTCCTGAAGGCGCACCGTCAGTTGAAGGTACAGCAGCTGCATCTCCAAATTCTAGTATGTCGCCAACTTGCATTAAACTACCGTCATCAACCGTTACAGTTGTGTCGCCGATAGCCGCAGAAGCGTCTGCAACTAGATTACCACTCATTGAGTGTGGTCCGAACGCAGTAGAGTTAGCACATACAGAAACTTTTAAATTGTTTCCTAATGTACCTGCCTCACGAGCAGCGTAAGCACCAACACTACCAGCAAACTCAGCAGCATGACTGTAGTTGTCTAGGTAATCATTTGTATTTTTTATAAGTACTCCAGCCGATGTTCCAGCATTTAACATGCCAGTAATCGGTCGTACTACTTTCAGATTATTTCCGTATCCTAAAAAGTTTGCAGCAGTGAACCATTCTTCAAAGTTATCAGCAGTTGGTTTCCCAAAGTTATCTACTAATTCTTTCTCAGATGAAATTGTTGTAATCTCATCAACCGGTCCCTTTTCCGCAGTTATCACAATTCCGCCACTCGTTGTACTTACGGCAGGAATAACATTAGTTAAATCCTTCTCAGTTACGGAGACACCTGGTGATACTTGAAAAGCCATATTTAGTTCTCCTTTATTAAAATTGTTGTTTCAACCCTTTCACAATATTTATAACTTTTGAAAACACTAGTTTTCGCCTCTATGATAAGATACGGGATTCCAGAGTACTCCAGAGTCATCAAAGAACGAATTGTTGCGACCTTCGGGGTCATCAAGTCCGTTATCAATGAACCCAAACGGCGCCATATCAGCCTCGATAGCATTCTGTTGTTCAGTAAACATTTGCCCACGCACATCAACATCTGTCAGTTCTTTAAAGTATGCCTGATTGGCTAACCAACCAAATATTACGCAACACATTACTAAGTCATCTGTTGAACCGGCATCTGCCTCCCACGACTTGCCTTTTGATATAAATGTAGATAATTCAGCAATAATATCAAAGTCAGTAATAATTAACTTATCGCCTTCTATCAGACTCTTTAGATTAGAAGTACCAATCTTCTTAGTACCTTTTGTCATTCTTAGGCCTAGTTGGTTTCCCCGACCACTAAATCCTCCACCTAATACTTGTCCTGAACGGCCTCTTTGTGTACACATCATTACATTGTCGTACTCAATCTCAAATTGTAGTGAATCTGCGACTTGTTGTCCTAAGTCATTAATCTCAATCAAAACAAATGCACTATTATAATGTTTCGCAACTCTTTCTATGATATTTGGAAAAAGAATTGGTTTAATTTCGTTATCTCTGAACTTCGCAACTACTTTATATGGCGCCTTCGTGCAATCAAATACAACAAACGCTGAGTAGTCATTTGATAGTCCTCGTGATACATCAACACACATTGTATAGATATGGTCTTTAACAGGCATATCATACACATCTAAACCCCCACTTCGTTTAGGATTCTGAACAGCCATTGTTTTGAGTTTACTTGCAGTAATAAGTGTGTCAACACTACCTAAGAATTCACACTCAAACTCTGTTTGAAATTGACCCTCTGAAGTGTTTCTTATTGTTTCTTCTTTCCACTTTTCATCTCGACCAGGAACTTCTGACCAATGCACTTCGATAGGCACATAGTCATTTCGTTTGTTCTCTGCATCAACCCACATCTTATAGAACATATTCATTCCGTGAGGTGTAGATACAATCATTACTTTAGATGATTTACCAGATGATACTGTAGGATATACAGAACTAAAGAATTCTTCTGCAATGTTATTTGGAACATAGGCGAACTCGTCTAAGAATATGATGTTAAAGGTACTACCACGAACAGCACTAGAAGATGTACTCGCCGCTACGATTTTACTTCCGTTTTCTAATTCGATAGAACCTTTATTCCAGTTAAGAACGCCCTGTTGCATCCACTTAGGTAGATGTTCGTAAGCCAGTTGCAATCGCCCTAACAAATCTCTTGCAGTCGAAGATTTGTTGGCGAGTATTGCAATATTCACATTTTCATTGAATAACACATAATGTAAGAGGTATGAAACTATGATTGTTGATTTTCCACTTTGTCTAGGCAGTTTGCAAATCGAAAAACGATTCTCGTGAAATGTATCAACCATTTTTTCTTGAAACTTGTACATATCAAAAGGCACTAGACCTTTATCAATTGTAACAATCTTCAAGTATTTTCTAATAAAGTATTTTGGGTCATCTAAACACTTGATGACTTCTTCAACTTGTTTTTTTGTAAAGCGGGACTTGGTATGTCCCTTTTTCAAGTTCGGATTTCCGAGGTAGGATGCTGCGTCCTGCTTAGACATTCTTAAACTTCCCCTCTTCCCAATCAAACTTAGGGTTTTTAATTCTGTTATACACCGTAGGCATTGTGCATCCAAATTTGTCCATAACTTCTTTTAGTCCCAGATATGTTTTGCCTTCGATAATATATGTTTTCATTTGCCAGGGGCGATGTTTTATTTTGCCCCAATATGCTTTGTTAGACTTTGACTTCTTCTCACAGGTTTCTTTTGAGTGCTTTCTACCAATATTGCTTAGAGATGCTTTCGCAAAGTTCTCTCTACTTCTTTGTAGTTGTAGGGGTGTTTTGTTTTCCCTTCTATTCGCAAAACTCTGTGCTTGTCTTGTCGCTTCTGCTACAGGTATTTGTCCCGATAACATTCTGTATGCTATCTGGTCATACTCACTACCGTATTTCTCACACAATTCTAAGTGTGCCTGTGCGTGTTCTTCTATCGTCAGTTCGACAATATTAGATGGGTCGTCTGTTCCCCCAGCATGTCTTGGTATTATATGGTGCTTGTGCCTCGTCATAACTCTATTATACTATAGTTCGCTTACAAAGTCAAGCATCACTCTCTCTATTCATAAATATATAAAGTTTCTCACCTAGTAAATTGCCCATATGATAGTCAGACATGTAATGAAACCCGCCTTTGACTCTTCCTAGACCACACTCGTTTCCTGCTCTCAGTAATTCTTCTGCGTGTGCAGGATTCTTTTCTGCCATATATCTTGCAACCAATCTTGATTGAGTGGCGTGGCCGCTCGGATAAGACCTTGATTTATTTGTTTCGCTCGGCAATGTATTTAAAGAAGGTTTAACTTCTACAGGTCTATCACGATTAAAACTACCCTTGAAGTAACCAATAATATCAGTCGCCTGTTTGATTAACTCTCTCATTTCTTTACGGTCAAACTCTACACCTTTTGATTTGCAATATTTTTCAACTGCATAAAATGGTTCATGGTCATGATTTCTGATAGACTCAACATCTTCTGCTGTTCTTGTTTTAACCGCATTTTCTACCTCACCAATCTCGTCTGAGTTTTTAGGGTGTGGTGGTAGTGTAATACTTTCTTCTAAACCTGGTCTGAAATAGTTCATTGTTTCTTTTCTTTGAGTAGTTTTGTTAGTTCAGTTGTAGAGCCTACAAACAATGCGTTTGTTACACTCTTGGGACCTGTGTTTGGTACCTCTTTGAGTTTCTTGAGTTTTTCTTGCATTGCCATCAAATCTTTAGATACATCTGCAACCGTTTTTATCAACTGTCCTGCAACCTCATACGCACGAGGATGTTCTCCTTCTTTCGCTAGTGCTAGTATGCCATCTATTGCATCATTTCCTTTTTCTAGCATCTTATATAGATTCTCACGGCCTGTATCGAAATCGACTTCTGCATCCTTATCTTCAGGAACTGCAATCTGTGTTTCTTCAACTGTAGAAATCTCTGAGGCTTCGATAACCTCAGGTGTGATATTTAGAACTTCGTTTAGTTTGTCATCAATAGAACTCATATTAAAAACCCTTTTTTATTTAAACATCATTACCTGTTTCTTCATCATAGTTTAAGCCATCATTGAAAAAATCTAATGTTGTTGTGTATGTATATGTGTCGTCTTTATCTGCACTCGTTGGATTAGGAGTAACTGTAACTCTTTCACTTCGAGATGGACTCTGGTCAGATGAGTCGGCATATAAGTCTGCCGATACTGTTTTGATAATAGCAGATGTACTTACAGGTCCATATAGATATATCTTTGCAGTAAAGTTTAGTGTATATTCGATTCGTCTTGTTGTTGTTAAGTCGCCTGCATACGAATCGTCATAACCTACATTTTCTAGTATGAACGGTATATCTCTCTTTGTGTTCATTGTAGAATTTTCAATCATTGTTACTGTGTAATCTGGTTGAAAATAAGGTAGTATTTGTTCAACAATCTGTAGACCGTCATCTGAATTAGATGTAAACACACTTAACGAAAAACTAACATCATAAGGCACAGGTGAGTATTGTGTATTTAGTTTTGTTGTGTCTGCATTTGTTGTAACAACGCCTCTCTTTTGATTCTTGTTTAACTTTCGAGAAGCATCATAACTGTAACCATTGATTTCAAATGACATACGAGGTAGAGTAATAGCCACACTTGAATCTGTTCCAGTTAAACTCGCTTGTTGTTCTAATCGTGCAATAAACTTCTCCCTTGGCGAGTAAGACAAAGGTACTTTAATATTCTGTAAAGGATTCCCGCTAGAATCTAAGCGTTTGATATGAATATTATTAAATATCGTACCGAACGCAATTACAGTATTGCGAATTTGTTTGTGGTAAAAGTGTTCTCCAAAC